CTCGTAAATTGCCCATATAATAGTTATGATTAAAATCATCCACAATGTAAACTCTAAACTAGTCATTGTCAACTGCCCCATCTGGTAAGATATAAAATTCTAAGTCAGGATATTGCGCCTGTTTTGTTAATAAAAACTTATAAGCCTTTGACATATCTGGAAAGAATCCTAATTCTGATTCACTACCCGTTTTTGTACAACACTGTATCACTACGAACATAATAAACCCCCTATAGTTTAAGTTCTTCAATCTGATACGGTTTTAACCCGTAGTATTTTATTAATGTGTTTATGACATCGTCTTTAGTGTAAACTAAACCTAACTGATTATAACCGTCTTTTATATCTCTGATAAGTGTATGTATGTCTTTCATCATTCAAACCTTGTCGAATTGTTTTGATAATATTTTGCTTCACTAGCTCGATAGGCTAATAAGCTTTTTCTGTCTTCTAAATGTGCTTTGTTATAGCTAGGCAAACCTTTATAAAGCTCAATATATCCTTGTTTAATTGGTGGTAGTTGATAACCAAAGTTACGCACATAACATCCGTATTCTTTAATGCTTCTACCCGTTGCTAAATTCTTTACATATCTAAACATAATTATAAACCTGATTCTTTCTTAAATTTAATTAGCCATTCGTCCCACGTGTATAGTTTGCCTTTGTTTAATATCTTCATATCTTATATGCCCCTGTATCGCCTTGTAAGACGTTTTAATGTGATAAGCTAAGCAATCTTATTAATACTGTTTAGGACTGCTTAGAATCCGTTATATTAACTGCCGAACGTATTACCTAATAAACGTTTAGCTTGTTTGCGTTCAAAGTATATACTAGTCAATCCTAAGTGGTATTGTGTAAAGCATGGCGATTTTGTTCTACCGTAGCGTTTCTTTTGTTTGCGTATGGCGACAAATCCCTTACCCATTAGATTATTGAACATAATGCGACCATTTTTAGTTTGTTGTTTGTTAATTCCTAATATAGTTAATAACATTTACTTATCCTCTGGTTTAAATTCTAATTGTTCGGCACTATCAGCGAACAGCGTCACGTCATGTCTGCTTGTTTCAGTGGTTATTATTAACGTTTTAACTTCAGTGCCACTACCTAACGTATTACTTTTAATTATAATACTTTTTATTTGGTGTATTGATATATCTAGCATATATAAACCTATTTAATTAATTGTTTGATGCGCAGTGCATCCTATATAGCTACCAAGTGTTATGCATAAGTACTGGGTAGCTATAGGGGATATACTGCAATCATATAGTATCGTATACCTTTAGAGACTGCAATATTATATCGTCTATTTCTTGTGCTGTTTTATCCTTGCTAACTTTCAATATATATCGTTTATCCTTGTTTAAGTATTGCATTCTATCGCCATGCGCTAGTGAGTATTTCAATTTATTTTTGGGATTGACTGTATAAGTAAAATAGTCCTTGCCTTCGCTATAGTCCAACACCTTACAATCATATTTTATCTGTTCATAACTACCTACGTAGTGATAATGCTCGCTTTTTGTTACCGTATTTACATTCATGTTACACCTCAGCATCATTGTAATGAGCCTCTAAGCTATCCCAATCCACTTCACCGAACGCATCATTAATGAAGTCCATAAGTAAACCACTAGGCATGCAGCTCAACGCTTCGCACTCATGCGCTACATACTCCACAAACTCTCTGATATCGCTATAGTCTTGATAGCCCTGTTCCGCTATCTGTTCAGCTATTGCATCGCCATAGTGTAAGTTTACCAACCAAGTTTCTTTGTTTGTCCAGCCGTTGTAATTGTTAGTAGTCATAGTCTTTATATCCTGTTTAGGCGGGCGCTTTCACGCCCTGTTTAGTTTATAGATAGTTGCCGCTGTAGTCTTTATCACTGTCAATCTTAGCAAAGTGTAGTTCGTTATACTTGCGGTGATAACCTAGTAATATTTTAATGCCATTGCGTTCAGTTTCAACCCACTTATAGGCACGAGTCTTAGCTTCCGCAATACTCTTATCATTAACTTTAGCACATAGTGAATGGTCATTGCAAATATCATATAGTTTCATAGTCTTTACCTTTAGTTAATGTAAGGATTATCCCTCACTTGTTTACAAGTATAGGCTAGTTATTTAATAAATACAATCACTTGTTTTTATATTAGTTTATAATCTTAGCTTATACATTATATTATTATATATGTGCGTGCGTGCGTAGCAATAAGTGTGCCAACATTACATAAAAAGTCTATTTGCTCATAACTATTTGTTTTAATACTAACACTAGGGTTTAGTGCGTTATGCGCTTAGAATGCTATACAGTGCGTTTTAGACTATACTGTTTATCTGTCCAGTATCTTTACAATCTGTTCAATGTATGTTAAGCCTATATAGCCTATGTACAAGCGTACAGTGCTGTTTAGTTATACAGTACTGTTTAGCTATACAGTGTTATAGGGTGCTATACAGCCCTTCACACTCGCTGTCAAGGCTTAACAAGTCTGACCAGTGCTGAATAGGCTAACTAGCTACGCCTAGCATAGACTGCATAGACTGTAAAGGCTTATGAGCGTGGTCTGACCAGTCTGAATAGGCTATTTAGTCCTTGACACTGGCTGAAAAGTCTGTTTAGACGGGCGGGGTAGGAATGCATAGGCTGTTTAGTTGTAGTAGGCTCACAGATTTGCTAAAAAGACTGTACAGACTAAGCAGTTAAATAGCCTAAATATTAGCTAAATAGACCACATGCTAGTGCATAGGGCTAAATAGGGCTAAATAGTTGATTATAAAGGCTAAATAGCTATACAGAAAGTGCGCATAAGCATGACTAGCTGTCTAGCTAAAAAGGTAATAACAAATAGTTATAAAGAAATAGAAGAAAAGACTTGACATTTGCTAAAAAGTATGCTATAATATATAGTATATAGACTAAATAGGTCTGAGAATCCAAACATAAGGATGTTCAACTAACTAAACGATATTGTTAAGAAGCGGTTGTTACCACCATTTACAACCGCACTATATCAAGCCTTTGTTAACATGAACAACTAGACCTATATAGAAGAGCCCTAAACAATTAAAAGGAAAACTCTATGACAGACGTTAACAATAAGGATGTCTCCTCTGACACTCCAGTTAAAAAGAAAAGAGGACGTCCACGTAAAACTGACATACAAGCTAAACAACAAGGTGGTAGAGGTAAAGTAGGAAGACCTAAAGGTGATGCTTCTATCATTAACGAATATAAAGCTAGAATGTTAGCCTCTCCTAAATCCAACAAAGTATTAGAATCAATCTTTAATGCAGCATTAGATGATGAACACAAGAATCAAGCAGCAGCTTGGAAGCTTGTTATGGACAGAATAGCACCAGTAGCTGCCTTTGAGAAAGACGTTATTAAAAACGGTGGTAGTAATGCAATTAGTATTAACATAAGCGGTGTACCTAACGTTAAAGTTGGGAATGACGTTGTTGATGGTGATTATACGGAGGTTAACGATGAAGAGTAAATACTTCACAGCTAAAGAGTTACGTTGCCAAGAAACAGGCGAGGAAGGAATGGAACAGGTCTTTATAGATTTGTTAGATGCTATTAGAGAAGAGTGTGGCTTTCCGTTTGTTGTTACCAGTGGTTATCGTTCCCCTGAACATTCAATTGAAAAAAGAAAAGAAAAAGCAGGTAGTCATGCAATGGGTTGTGCTATAGACATTAGAGCTAACAGCCAACAGAAGTATAAGATAATGGAAGTAGCAAAGAAGCATGGAGTTACACGTTTTGGAATTAACAAGGCGTTTATACACATGGATATTGCTGACCGTTATAATAGTCGCTTCCCTTCTGACGTTGTGTGGGCTTACTAATGGAACTAAACGTAGAGTTGCTTAAATGGCAACAAGAAGTGTTTGGTGATGATACACGCTTCAAAGTCGTTGCAGCCGGACGACGTTGTGGTAAATCACGCTTAGCTGCATGGTCTATGATTATACGTGCGTTACAAGTTGAGAAGTCTACAATATTCTATGTAGCCCCTACACAGGGTCAAGCAAGGGATATTATGTGGGGTGTATTAGAAGAACTAGCACATCCCGTTATCACCAGTAAGCACGTTAACAACATGCAAATGAAGTTGGTTAATGGTAGTACACTATCACTAAAAGGTGCTGATAGACCTGACACAATGCGTGGTGTTAGCTTAGAATACCTTGTAATGGATGAATACGCTGACATGAAGCCACAAGTTTGGGAAGAAGTATTACGTCCTGCACTTGCGGATAGACAGGGTGATGCGTTGTTTATTGGAACACCAAAGGGTAGGAATCACTTCTATGACTTATTCATCTATGCAGACAAGGAAGAGGATAAGAGTTATAAGGCGTGGCATTTTACGTCATATGATAACGAAACGCTAAAGGCTGAAGAGATTGACTTAGCTAAACAGTCTATGTCATCTTATGCGTTCCGTCAGGAATTCATGGCAAGCTTTGAAGC